TTGGTCGACGACTTGATTGGGGGGGTCGAGGAAGCCTTAAATCCAACGATTCTTGATAAGTTGTGGAACAAATACGCAGTAGACGCAAGGCAACGTAAAATACAGGATACGGACGGTCATAACTGCAAAGAAATTCACATTGCCACGCGTTGGAGTGTTAGAGATGTGATAGGACGTATTCAAAATATGTATGCAGGAAATCCACGGGTAAAAGTTATTGCAGTCCCGGACATTGACCCGGAAACTGGAGAAAGTAACTTTGACTATGAGTTTAGTGGATTTACTAAAGAATTTTTTGAAGACCAGCAGTTATTAATGGATGATATATCATATCGCTGTCTGTACAAGCAAGAGCCGATTGAACGTGAGGGTTTGCTGTTCCCGGACGACAAAATAAGAAGATACTTAAATCTTCCACACGGAGAACCGGAAATAATTACAGCACAATGCGACACAAAAGGAAAAGGAACAGACTACTTTGTTATGCCGATACTTCAAAAGTACGGTGAGGATTATTACTGTGTTGATTGCGTGTGCGATAACACGGCAGATTATGAAATGCAATATGAAAATGCGGCAAATGTAATTGCGAATAATAAAGTTCAAGAATGCGAATTTGAGCGAAACGCGGGCGGTGATAGAGTAGCAATGGAAGTCAATAAGCGCGTACTTAGTAAAGGCTGGGTTTGCAATATTACCGATATGCCGACAGAAACAAACAAAGAAGCACGAATTTTTCAGTGTTCAAACTGGATATTACAGCACGTTATTTTTAAAGACCCGCAGTTGTACAGTCCAAAAGAGCCATACGGCGTCATGGTTGGACTTTTAAAGCAGTATTCAGTTTCGGGCAAAAAGCAGTTAGATGATGTGCCCGATGTTTTTTCAAATTTTGCATTAAGAATTACGCAATCAAATAAGACAGCAAAAATTGAAGCTGCTATTAATCCATTCCGCAGGAGGTATTGATTCATGACGACAAAGGAATATTTACAGCAAATCGGCAAATTAAATAAAATGATTAACAATAAAATGATTGAACTGGCACAGATGAAAGAAATGGCATACAGTATTAAAGCCGTGGGAACAGATGAGCGCGTTATGTCTTCTAGCGACCCGGACAAAACAGGCTGCGCATATGCTAAGATTGAAGAAATGGAAGAAAAAATTAACGGCATGATTGACAACTACGTAGATACTAAAGAAAAAATTATTAATCAAATTGAAAGTATAGAAGACGAAAACCTATATAATATTTTATTTTTAAAATACATAGCAAAAAAACGGTTTGAAGATATTGCGGTGGAGATTGACAAATCATGGCGACAGACAATCCGATTGCACGGAACGGCACTCAAAAAATTTGAAGAAAAATACGGAAAAGAATACTTGTCATGTCATTGAATGTCATATTAATACTGTGTTATTATTATAATGTAAAATAAAAGTAAAAGTTCCGAGGAAAGCACTGCTACAGAAATGTGGTGGTGCTTTTTTCATGCCAAAAGAGGTTGAATATGAGGTTTTACACTAAAAAAAATAAGGCTGTAATGTGTCCGAATTGTGGCAAATTATTGACGTATGCCGATAAAGATGACCCCAATTTACATAAATTGGCTTGCAAGCATTGTCGTAAGTGGATTTGGTATTATCCGAATGATGATGATAAAAATGAAGCCAAAGAAATCCCGGATACACGCTCGTCAAGCGGAGTTAGACTTTACTAGGAGTATTAAATATGTTAAATGATGTATATTTCTACGAACTCGTAAGAGGTTGTTATGGACGCAAAATTGCATATACCAATGTTGAAAAAATAACAGCAGATAACGTTGTTAAAATCGTTGGAGATTGCATTGGTGTATTTAACTATAACAAGCCCATTATCCGGTATTTGTGGCACTATTATAAAGGCGACCAGCCGGTATTATACAGAATAAAAATGCAAAATGAAGACGTAAACAATAAAGTTTGCGAAAATCACGCATATGAACTGGTTCAATTTAAGGTTGGACAAACATATGGTGAACCGATACAGTATGTTAGCCGAAAAGACGATGAAAAAGTTAATAAAGCGGTTGATACGCTGAACGATTATATGTCTGACGCTAACAAACAGGAAAAAGATATTAAGGCAGGAGAGTGGCAGTCAGCGACCGGTACATCTTTTAAGGCAATACAGATTGTCGATGGCGACATACCGTTTCGGATTATAGCGCCAAGCCCAATGAACACCTTTGTTATTTACAATAAAGCTACAGAAGAACCGGTGCTTGCTGTACAGGAGTTAAAAGACGAAAATAACAACTTTTATAAGCTGTGTTATACAGATTCAATGACATTTAAAATTCAAGACAGCAAAGTTATTGAAAGCAGATTGCACGCGTTTGGCAGTATCCCGATTGTGGAATATCCGAATAATCACGAAAGGATTTCAGATATTGAATTGGTTATCAGCCTGTTAGATTCAATAAATACCATGCAGTCAAATCGAATGGATTCGGTGCAGCAGTTCGTTGAATACTGGGTAAAATTTATCAACTGTGAAATTGATGATGAAACTTTCCAAAAGATGAAAATGAACCATGCACTCGTTGTTAAGTCTATTAATAAAGATAACAAGTCAGACGTGGAAATTATGACGCAGGAATTAAACCAAACGCAGTGCCAAGTTGCCAAAGACGACTTGTGGGACAATACATTGTCAATTCTTGCGATTCCAAACAAACAGGGCAACACCGGCGGAGATACGCAAGGCGCGGTGGAATTAAGAAATGGTTGGGATTTCTCGAAAACAAGGGCAAAGCTTAAAGACCCGATTGTAAAAGCGGCGGAAAAGCGGCTTGCAAAGGTTGTGCTAAATATTATACGGATTAAGGATCGTGATTTAGGCATAAAAATGCGGGATTTTGAAGTGCAAATTAATCATAGCCCACAGGATAATATGTACACTAAAGCACAAACACTTACAGTATTGCTTCAATCCGGGATAAATCCACTTGTAGCAATTAAAACGGTTGGGCTTTGGGGAGATTCAGAAAAAACATTTGTTCTTTCAAAGCCATACCTTGATGTCTTATATAAGACTGTTGAAAATATGGAAGAACAGGAAACTAAAGCACAGGAAATAGTTAATCAACTTAATAATCAGCAAAATAAGGCAGTTAACGAGCAATAATCGGTAACTGCTTTTATTTTATAAATTTGCAGTCATGCGACAAATGGCAGAAGCAATCGAGCGGAGAGAACCGTGTAAAAAAACGTGATTTTAGGAGGAATAAACGATGACAAGAGAACAGGCAAAACAGAATCTTATTTCAATCGGAATTTCAGAACCGACCGATGAGCAGGTGAGTAATTATCTGAATCAGTTAAACGGTGAAACAAAGAAAGAAAAAGATAAAGCGGCAGAGTATAAAGCGAAAGCTGACAAGGCAGACGAACTTCAATCAAAAATTGATGAAATAGAAGCCGGAAACCTTACAGAACTTGAAAAAGCCAACAAAGCACTGGAAACGGCAAACAATCAGATTGCGGAGTTACAAAAAAGCAATGCAATTAGAGATTTGCGTGAAAAAGCTATGACGGATTTTAAAATCACGGCAGAGCAGGCAAAGACGGTTGTAAAAGAGGACGGAAGCTTTGACACAACTGTTCTCGGACAGATTATTTCAGAGAAAGAAACCGCTTCCGCACAGGCAAAGGAACAGGAAATTGCCAAAGGTACACCGAATCCGGGCGGCGGCGGTAGTAACCAAGATTTAGAGAAGACAGAAGCAGAAAAAATAGCCGCAAGTCTTATCTCAAGCAATCCAAAAAGTCAAAGCAACAATGATGTTTTGTCACATTATTTAGGAGGTAATTAAATGTCAAATATGCAGTATGAACAGATTTCATATGCTGGAAACGTTCAGATTTTAAAAAGACTGCCTAACGAAGCAATTCCAATGACACTTGATTTTACAGATGTTATTGAAAAGACGGCTGACGGCAGAAAGATTGTAAAAGCCGGTACACCAATTGGAAAAAACGGAAAGGCAGACAACACGGCAACGGTCGTAGGTATTCTGAGATATGACGTCACAGAAGACAGGCCACAGGGTGTGCTTTTGAAGAAAGCATATATCAATAAAAGCGTGGCTGAAAAGCATTCCGGTGTTACATATGACGCAGGCGTTTCCACAGCGCTTCCAATGATTGTATTTGAATAATTTGGGAGGTATATAGATGTTAATTAATGAAGTGTTAAACAGTAAGTCTATTGCACTTACAACAACAGAAGAAGCAAGTAATCAAATCCCATATCTCGGATTAAATTGGTTTCCGGAAAGAAAGAAACAGGGACTTGATTTAAGCTGGATTAAGACACATAAGGGACTTCCGGTATCGCTTGCACCGTCAAATTTTGACACAATCCCGACACTTAGAGCAAGAGAGGGATTAAGCAAGGAAAAAACACAAATGGCATTTTTCCGTGAAGGTATGGAAGTCGGCGAAGAAGAAATGCTTGAAATTGAACGTATTAGTTCTACAGATGACCCGTACCTCGCAAGTGCCTTATCAAGCGTATATGACGATACTAACAACCTTGTGAGCGGCGCAGAAGTCGTGCCGGAACGCATGAGGATGTCGCTTCTTGCTACAGAAGCGGGACACCCGGTTATTGCTATTGAAAGTGACGGTGTACAGTACGCATATGATTACGACAAGGACGGTTCATATGCAAAAGACCATTATGCAAAGCTTGAGGACACTAGCATGTGGAGTGATACAGTGAACTCCAAACCACTTACAGACCTTAATAATGCTCGGAAAAAATTACAGAAGAAAGGCAAGATTGCTAAATACGTTCTTATGAACACCAATACGTTTCAGTATTTACTTGAAAATGCACAGATTAGAAATTCAATCCTTGCACAGAATCTCACGGCAACGATTGAGGTTGATGACGACACGGTAATTTCAGTTGTTCAGAAGCGTACAAAGCTTACAATCGTCCTGTACGACAAAATGTATATGGACGAAGCTGGGAAAGAACACTATTTTTACCCGGACAACAAAGTAACACTGTTGCCGGACGGAAAACTGGGTAGTACGTGGTTCGGAACGACACCGGAAGAAAGAACTGCAAGACAGGTTGCTGACGTTGATGTAACGACGTATGGAACAGGAATCACAGTTGCTACAAAGGTTGAGTATGGCCCACCAATGAAGATGTCAGTATTCGCTTCTGAAGTAGTATTGCCGTCTTACGAAAATATGGATAGCACATTCGTACTTGAGGTCCATCATGATTAATCGGAGGTAGCATATGAAATATCCATATATCGTTATTAAAAACGGGAAATGGTATGCGGCAGGCGAAGAAGTCCCGGACACTGTTCCGGGAAACAAGCCTACCGGATATACCAAGACTGAAATCAACCGTATGCCGACAGCGGAATTGCAGAGTTTAGCGGCACAGAACGGCATTGAAAATGCGGCGGAAATGAGCGGAGTTGACCTTAAAGCAATCTTGATTGAGAAGTTAGGATTATAAGCAGGAGAACAGCATGGAAGAATACACAACATTAGAGCAGGTAAAAATCCGGCTCAAACAATTTCATATTGAAACGGTTGAAAATGAGGATAACACTGAATCTGATGTTGTTGTGTTTGACAGCAAAGAAGACAACTTGCTTCTTGAACAGCTCATAAAACAGGCAACGAAAGATGTAATTGCAAAACGGTGTTATCCGCAAAGTTATACGCAGGAACAGATTGACAATGACCTGAAAAGCTATGAAAGTGTAATTGTCAATCTTGTGGTATATGACCGGTCACAGGCAGGAGAAAACTACATGGCAAGCTACAGTGAAAACGGTGTAAGCCGTAGCTGGAAAGACCGTGATAGCCTGTTTGTAGGGGTATATCCGTTTGTAAAAGCATTATAGAAGATTGTGCGTTACGTTTTACCAGCACCGGGAAAACGTAGCAGGCGGCACACAGTAAGGGTGGTGGGCGGTGTGCCACAAAAAAATGAAAGGCGGTATATTATGCCAGTTGCAATAATTATAAGTATCATATCGGTTGCTTTTTCCGTCTTTTTTGGATTTTTTAGTCTTTGGTTTGGTTTGAAAAACAACAAACACACAGACACAAAAGACATTGAAGAACGCGTAAAAGAGAATACACGTATCAATATGAAACTTGACGCCATTTCAAGCAATACAACTGAAATAAAAAATGAAGTGTCAGAAATGAGGAAAGAGATTAATTCTCACGATACACGAATTATCAAAGTTGAAGAAAGCGTGAAATCGGCACATTACAGACTAAACACTATTGAAGAACGTCTGAATGGCGAAAAGGAGATGTAATATGAATATTTTAGAAACATTGACGTCAAACATCATGATTATTTTAGCGGTAATCGGCGCAATCGCGTTTATTGTGTCGGTGATTACACAGGTTATCAAAGGAGTAGGTGTTTTTGCGAAGATTCCAACTGACGGATTGGTACTTGTGTTATCAATCGGCATTACAGTAGCGGCATTTGTAGCATATATGCAGTATTTACACATGACTATCCTGTGGTACATGGTTTTAGCCGCAATTATGGCGGGCTTTGTTGTTGCTTTTGTTGCTATGTATGGCTGGGAGAAGCTTTCCGAACTGTGGAAACGGTTCGGAAAGAACGTAGATTGATATGTTGGACATTAATAAACAAAAGATGATTTACGCACTTAAAGACGGCAGAACACCGGTATACCAACTGAATAAAGACGGCTCAATAAAATACATCATTGTTGACGGTGAAGAGGTCCCTGTTGAAACAGGAGAGTATACCACAGGTTATAAAAAGCCTGTGGTTTTTTATTCTTCAATAAGCAATAAATTAAGCGAAGCACTGATAAAGGAATTTGGTGTAGATAATTCTACGAATTTTGTTCAAATTGTGGAAGACAAAGGCAAATTGCCGTTAGATGTTGGCTCGCTTGTTTGGAAAAAGTCAGAAGTGAGGTACAAAGATAAGGATAAAACAATCATTGATGAAACCAGTTGCGATTATATCGTTAAGGGTGTCGCTGATGAGGGATTAACGGCAGATTTATTTCTTTTACAGAAAAACGTGAGGTAAGCACATGGCTACAAGACCAATAGTTATAACATTGTCCCAAAAATCCGTAGAAAACGCAATAAAACGAGTACAGCAGTATCAATTAAGATTTCAACGTAAACTTAGAAAATTCGTGAAAGAACTTGCTAATGTAGGCATTGCCGTAGTTGATACCAATATGACAGAAGCGCAGTATACGTTTGACGGCAAAATAAGAAGCGGTTCTGACACGTCACACAATGCTTACGTAGAACTTAATTCCAATGGTAGTACGGCAGAAGCAAAACTGATTGTACAGGGAAAAGAACTGTTATTTATTGAGTTTGGCGCAGGCGTATATTATAACGGCGCCGCCGGTGCAAGTCCGCACCCCAAAGGAGAAGAATTTGGATTTTTAATCGGTTCGTATGGCAAAGGCAACGGACAAAAAAAGGTTTGGGGCTATTACGATGAAAATAACCAACTTGTGCTTACAAGAGGTGTAAAAGCTACCATGCCGGTATTGAAAGCAGAACAAAAGATAATTGAGGACTACAAAAATGTTGTAAAGAGGGTGTTTGAATAGTGATTGATAATCAGTGGGCTTTTGATTTAGAAATGAATGTGTTTTCGACAATCAAGAAAAAGGCATTGTCAATTCTTGAAGACAATTACCCTGATATTAGCATTACAGCAGATGAAGAATCGAACGATACACCGGTGTTTCCGACGGTATTAATACAGTCTGTTGAACCGACTGAAACAAACAGCGATTTAGAAGCTGACAGAATTAATACTGTAGACTTTACAGCACAGGTAACAGTAACAACAAACCGAAGCAGAAGCGAGGCATTGCAAGTATCCAATGTTATAGCAGATTTGTACAAGAAACGATTGTTTAAGATAAAGCCCATGCCGTTTGTACGAAAAGAGGGGAATCTGTGGACAGCAACTTTCCGTGCAAAGCGCAAATTTGGGTGGAATGACATTTTATAGCAATTTACAAAGAGCCGAAAGGCTCTTATTTTTATGCATTTTTTTAGGAGGTAAACATGGCTACAGGTTTAAAAAGTAGAATTATTTACAGGAAAAAGACCAAAGAAAGCAACGAAAGCGATTACTGGGCTGGCACATACAACCTGTTGATTAGAGCAAAAAGTATTCCGTCCCCAGTAGGTGAGCGTAACATGGTTGATACGTCTACGTTGGAAGATTTAGTCGAAACGCAAGAACCCGGAAGACGCGCGGCGGGTTCAATGGCTGTAAGCGGTGCATTTGAACGCGAATATCTTGACAATTTAGTTGAGATTGAAGACGAAAAGTTAGACATTGTTGTTCTTTATGGCACAGACGGCAAAGGTAAAGAGGGTATTTGTGGTTTTATCGGCTCTGAATCATTCGCACCGGACGAAGCTACAGACGACCATTTAACAGGCACTTGCAACATTGCTATTTCAACAGTGCCGCGTTGGATTCATAAAGATTATGACGTTGCGGTAACAGAAGATGAAAACGGTTATCCGACATCAATTACATTATCAAAAAAATCGTAAGTCAGTCCGGAAAAACAAATAAGGCTGTTGCGACTGACGAGGATACAAAAACAGCCGTAGTAATTTGATAGTTAGTAAATAATATGGCAGGGCGGCAGAAATGCCGTCCCTGTCCTATATAAAGCGAAAAGGACAGGTAATGAATATGAAAACAATTACAGTAAACAGTAACGAATATAAATTAGAGTTCTCTTTTGAAGCGGCAGAGTATAAAGACATCGTGCAGAAAATGTTTAAGGTCCTCAGCGGTGCTTACGTTGTCGAAGAATCAAAGGATATGCAGAATCCTACTACTAAGGATATTATCAATGGCACGGCAAATATGATTGGCGATACAGCAGATATTTGCGTTACTGCTTTTTATGCCGGCTTATTAGAAAATAATCCACTTTCACATGAAGAAGCAAAAACAGTCATGAGGGATTATATGAAAGAAAATAAGCTTTCGTACAAGAAACTGTATGACGAATTAAGAAATTGCATGGAAACAGATGGTTTTTTCGACCTGTCGGGGCTGAACGACATGATTCAGCAGATGTACGGGACAGCACCGGAAGCGACAGCACAGACAGCATAAAAAAATCTGAAATTAACTGGCATAAAATAATTTGGGAAGACTATTTTCCGACAGCCTTTTCAATTGGGATACACATAGATGAGTTTAAGCACATGACACCGGCACAGTTAGGATACTGTATAAAAGGACATGAGTTGAAAAGAAAAGAACAGGATAGCGATATGTGGCACTTTGCCGGTACATATGGAATATCTGCCCTTATTTATGCGATAGACCGTTGCTTAAATGGTAAAAAGGCAAGGTCGGAGTACATCAAAAAACCAGTTTCAATTTTACTTGAAGAAGAAAGTAAGCCAAAAACAAAAGAAAGT